TTTCAGCTCCTCTATGGTTCGCTCGCGTTTTGCCAGGCTTTGGCGCAACTGATCCTGCTGGGCGCGCAGGTTGCTCTGTGCGTCGCGTTCCTGTTTCAGGGTGTCGGTGAGGGTGTTGACGGTTTTCAGGTTGCGCTCGGCATCGTCGCGGGCGGTCTTTGCGGCATCTTGTGCCCGCTCGGTTTTGCCTTCAGCGACGTCGATGCGTTTTTCCTGGGCCCAGATCAGCAGCGCCAGGACACCGAGCATGGCGATGCCGTACAGGGCCTGGCGCAGGGTGGTCATGCGCGGTACCACCCGAGTTTGTTCATGGCCGCAGTGTCGAGCAGCTTGATAGGGCCGCGCACGATTACGGCGCGTGCGCCATTCATGATCTGGATGGATTCGGCCAACAGTTCCATGTCGCTCTGTTCGGTCGTCTCAGGCACTACCAGCAGATCGCCGTCCTGCACCCGCAGTTTTTGCAGCGCTTCGAAGTCAATCATGCCGCCACCCCTTGTCCGCACTCGCAGCCGGCGTGCCGCTCATAGGCGCGCTGGAGCTTGGTGTCGTAGAGATTTCGCAGGTAGTCCGGCCCGTTGTAGAGCTTGGCGAACTCGGCCCATTTGCGGGCCTTCAGCGCCTTATGCAGTACCGGGTCGGTTTCAATGAAGCGGGTGAATGCGTCGAACTGCTGCGATTCGCCGGCACTCATTGCCGCCACAAAGTCCTGCACGCTGGCGTAGCCGAGGCGCTTCCAATGGAACCCCATGATCTGGAAGGCACCCCAGGACGCAGACTCCAGGGCTGCGGTGTCATCGATCAGGCGGGCCATGGCCAGGCGCTGGTGCTCGGAGGTACCGCCGATGTAACCGCCGGCCTTCGGGTTGACCAGGGCAGGGTTGGCGGTGGCGAGTTGGTCGGCGTGCCGCTTGAGTTCAGCCGGGTCATCACCAGGGTGCCGAACCATAGCGAGCTGGCGGTACATGATATGCCGTTCGAACAGGATCACCGGCTTGCCGTTGTCGAGAAAGCCCTTGCCCATGGACTCCACCTCATTGACCGCGTAGATGCTCGCCAAAGGCACGTCGAGGCGTTCGGCTGCGGCCACCAGGTCGTTGTTGCGCAGCAACTGGGCGCAGTCGCCGCCTGCAAGGCTGGTTTGCGTCTTGGTACCGGCGACGCCATCGGCGACCAGGCCGGCTTTCGCCTGGTACGCACGCACGGCGGATTCAGTGGCATCGCCATAGTGTCCGTCCGGTACCAGCTTGGCGCCGTGCTTGATGAGGTTCTTTTGCAACATCAGCACCGCTTGCGAGCGGTCGCCATGGCGAAGGGTGGTGGTCATGCGCTGGGCCTCAACAGGGCGGCGACATTGCCGCGTGAACGGAAAATCAGGATGCAGAGCAGCACGATGGCAGCGGCTTGCCCGAGGCTGGTGGGTTGGCGCTCCAGCAGGATCTCCAGACCGCAGATGCACAATGTGGCGCCAAACACGCTTGCCAGCAGAGAGATGCTGCGCCGGTACCGCGCATCGCCTCGGGTATAGCAGGCCAGGCGCAGGGCACTCAGCAGGTAAGCGATCGCCGCGATCAACTGCACGGCCAGTTCTATGTTCGGCATATCAGGTGCCCCCTCTGATGCGACGCCAGATGTCCCAGATATCCGCCTTTTCCACCCAAACCATCAGTTTGATGCTGATCGGGATGACCACCAGGGCACAGACAAAAGCGCTGCCACCGCTGGTGATAAACGGAATTGCCTGTAGTGCCATGGGCGCGAACAGATAGCCCACACCGGCCGACAGGAAAAGTGAGCCCAGCCGCTGCCAGACTTTGAGATCACGCTTGGTACTGGTAACAAGCCAGGCGCCGAGGATGGCGCCGAATAACGCTCCGTCGTCGATGACGGGCGTTACGGTGGACAGGCCCAAACCGATGAGCAAACCAGTCACAACGCTGGAAGTTGGATCAGCCATGGTGTGGTTTTCCTTGGTTGCAGAGGGTCAGTTCCATAGCTGCACCATCTGCCGCTGGGGCGCGCTGGCTTGGGCTTCGGGCATGTTGACGACAAGGCCTTGCGGCAGGATCGGGCCGTGGTCGGCCAGGCCAGGGTTGGCATCAAGCACCGCTTCGGTTACGCCGGCAGTGCGGCCGTAGAACCGCCAGCAAAGGGCGTCTACGGTTTCGTTTTGATTAGTGCGGACGGTGACGGGCATCAGATCAGCTCCACGGTCGTGCGGCTTACACCGAGGAAGTCACGGACTGCCCAGCGTAGATCGCGGCGGTAGTCGTCGATGGTCGGGGTGGTTTCCTGGGCCTTATCGCCGCCGGTATTGGTGGCGCTGTAGTCGCGGTATCGCTCGCAGACTTCGGCGCCGGTACCGGCCTCGATCGCACGGAGGTAAAGGTGGGCCTGGATAGATACATCTTTGATCTTATCGTCGGGTACATCGGCCAACGTGGCGTAGCCGGCAGCCAGTTGCTTTACTTTCCACGACTTCAATTCACGGTTGAGGTTGATGGCAGCGGCGATTACGGCAGTTTCCAGGCGCGCGGGGGTGACGCTGTTGTCTATGCGCAGTGTGGCGCGCAGTCGCTCAAGGTCGATTGAGGGCCAGAACGGGTCGGTATTGATATGGCCGCCGGTGACTGGGCCGCTGGCTACAAATGCGCTCATGAAACGGCACTCGAAAATAGATCGCCGGTGGTCGGGGCTTCACGTTCAGGAGGAGCGGCCTGGCCGATCCGCCCCGAGCCGGCGGGGTGCGTGGGGACGCTCGGTTAGCTGCTTGGAGCAGCGTATTTTTTGAGGAGGCGCTCAACGCGCTCCAGATCCTTTTTGCCACCGCAGTTGCTGTGCAGGTCAATGGCTTTGCTTAGGTGAGCCTTTGCCAACACCAGAAAACCAACGTCAGTTGTCGTGAGGTCTTCATTCGGGGCTTTTGCGGCGTTTTCCTTACCAATTGCCAGGTGCAGCTTGGCGCGGGCTTGGTCGGGCATGTCCTGTTCTGCGGTGATGCGGGCGGCCTGCTCCAGAATCCACAACGGGAAACCTTCACCAGCTTTCTGCGCTTTGAGGGCGGCTTCGGCGATTTCTTCGGCGATCAAGGTGCCCGTGGTGCGTTCGAAGCGGTCCGGCATGTTCAGGCCGTGCTTGATGACGTATTCGGCGATTTGCAGCGCACCGGGGTAGCCGCCGGCATCGATGCACCAGAGCATTATCGTAGTGAGCACTTCGTCCTGGGCACCGTTGCCGGCGTCCAGTACACCTTGCACGTAGGGTTCGTACTCAGGGATCAATAGCGCCTTGAGTTCCGCTTTGCCCTGGTTGGACTGCACCTGCTTGAGACGTGCACGGTGCTGGGCCAGTTGGGCAAGTTGGTGCTCGTAGGCAGTAGCGCCTGCCATTGATGTGGCCGGCGCTTTTGCGGCGGCCTCTACGGCTGCACGTTTGCGCAGCTGGTTGCGTTGGGCGGGTGTCTGGTGCATGGCGTGCCTCTTAGCCTTCAACTGGTGCTTCAGTCGGTGCTGGGTAGACGACGGCGGTGATGCCTTCCACCAGCGCGACCAGGCCGAAATCTTCTATGACGTAGGCTTCGTTCGAAGACTGGTAGTCGGCGACGCGATCCAGCTCGGGTTCGTCTTTCAGGTGGCGACGACGGGCGCCGTTCTGGTAGTAGATCGAAAGGTTTTTGAGGGTGGTTACCAGCACCGTGTTGTCCGGGAAGAACGGCGCGTCGACCACCGGAAGGCCACCCAAACGGGCGCGGCTGACGATCTCTTGAGCGGAGTTTTCCTCCTGGTTGGAGTCGGCACCCTTTTCTACAGCTGCCAGCAGCTTGCCATGCATCAGGTTGCGCGAAACCATCACGCGCAGGTCCGGGCTATTGCGGTGCCAAGGGTCGAGCATTTGGATAGCGTCGAACACCAGGCCGTCGAGGTTGGCGTAATCACCCTCGAAGATGGTGTCCACGCCCAGCACTTTGATGATTTTGCGCGGGCCAATGGTTGCTTCGCTGAGCACGCGGTCATCGGCACTGGTGCGGATTTTTTGCAGCCAGCCAATGTTGACGTCCTGCAACAACGGGTTAGCCGCGCGGTTGGTATTCGCTGCGGCGCTGGTGCCGTTGAAGCCGACCATGATGCGGTCCAGCGCCTGGCGCAGGATGATCGCGTTGCTCAGCTTGACTTGGAAATCTGGAAACTTGGCCCATGCATCCAACAGGGCGTAGGGAAACGCGCTGTCGAAGTTGGTCTGCTTGCAGATGTAGGTGTCTTTGCTCAGTGTGCTGCGGCCCAGCGGGCTGCGGCGAGTGCCACCGGAAGTATCGGTGCGGCTTGCGACCGGGCCATTGACGCCCAGCAACAGAGCTTCGCCGGACTGTTCGTCGACGCCAATGATGTTGATCTGTTTCAGGAAGCCATCGGATTCCTGCACCGCAACTTCCAGTTTTTGCTGGATGCTGGGGTCTACGCTGAATTTTTCGTGGGCACTGGCTACGCCATTGAGCAGGGCGATCTGCACGGCCAGTGCGGCGAAGGCGAAGCGTGTTTCTTTACGCATGGGGGTGTTCTCCGGTGAATAGGCTTGTCGGTGTTAGGCCGTGGGTTTAGTAAGCAGTCAGTACGGTGCCTGTACCGCCAGTGCTGTGCGGGCGCTGTGGCTGGCTGAGGTCAGCGGTTTGGCCGAGCTTGGTTTTGAGCTCTTTCAGCTCACTATCCAGGCTGGTGAACTGCTTTTTCAGATCTACCAAGGCCTTGCTTGAAGCGTCGGCTTGCTCAGCCTGCTGGGTGGCGAGGGTTACCAGGCTTTCCAGCGCTTCACCGATGTCGGAGAAAGTGTTGGCGTCCTTGCCATCCTTGTCCTTGCTCATTTTGATGAACTCACCGAGCTTGGCCTTGATTGCTGCAAAAGCGTTCGGTTGGTCGGTGACTTCTTCGAATTCGAGTAAGGCTTCCTCGGCAGCGCTAAACAGGTTGTCTTTGTCCTGTTTGCGTCCGGCCAAGGTGCCATGTGTAGCGCTGAAGCTCAGGGCTTCGGTGCCCAGGCTGGCTGGGGTGTCAGTGATGGCGAGGCCGACCAAGTAGGCCTTGCCGCTATCGGCAAACTTGGGCTGGATCTCGACCGAGGTGTAGACCTTCTGACCGGCCTTGTTCAGGGCCAGCAATGCGTCGTTGGGTTCGAGCTGGGCGAACAGCGCCAGTTTCTTGATTCCAGCAATCTCGACTTCTTCAGCCTTGAGCGCCACCACGTCGCCATAAGCGCCGAACTCGCCGCCGGGCCAGTAACCCTTGATGTGTTCGCAGTTGATGCGAGCGCCATAGGTGTTCTGGCTGTACTGCGAGGCCATGTCGTCAATCCAGCTCCGCTCGATGATGCGGCCATCGGTGGTCGCGCCTTCTACGGCAATGCGGGTCCACTTGGAGCGGAATTTCTGTTTGGTGCTGCTGGCCATGGGGAGTCCTCAGTGCGGTGGCGGCGAACTGCCGTTGCGATGTGGGCATGGTCGGTAGCTGCGGCCTCGCGGGCAACGAGCCGCACTTGTAGAGCAAGGCTCTACAGGGAGCGGGGCGGGTGTACCACGCGCGCGGGAGGCAGCATCTGCGCCATGAATGCTCTCGCTGAAATTCCCGTCCGTGATAATCGTCGCCAGGCCAAGTTTTTGTACTGGACGGGCTGGCGCATCACTGAAATTGCCGAATACCTGGATGAAAAAGAGAAGACCGTCCACAGCTGGAAAACCCGTGACGAATGGGATCGGGCGGGTAACGTCGAGCGAATTGGCGGGGCGTTGGAAGCGCGGTTGGTGCAGTTGATCCTGAAGGAAGGCAAATCCGGGGGCGACTTCAAGGAAATTGACCTGCTCCACCGGCAGTTGGAGCGCCAGGCCCGTATCGAGCGGTTCCAGGGTGGCGGTACCGAGTCTGAGCTAAACCCGAAACTGAATGACCGAAACAGCGGGCCCAAGAAAAAACCGAGCCGCAATGAGTTCAGCGAAGAGCATATCGAGCTGCTCACCCGGGCGTTTGTAGATGGGTGCTTCGGTTATCAGCTGGATTGGTACAAGGCGGGTAATCAGCGCACCAGGGCCATTCTGAAAAGCCGGCAGATCGGGGCGACTTTCTACTTTGCTCGGGAGGCGTTGATTGATGCGCTGACCACGGGGCGTAACCAGATCTTCCTGTCGGCTTCGAAGAATCAGGCGCACATTTTCAAGTCGTACATTCAGTCCTTTGCCAGGGAAGTGGTCGGCGTCGAGTTGACCGGCGATCCCATCACGCTGGCGAACGGCGCCGAGCTGCACTTCCTGGGGACCAACGCCCGAACCGCCCAGGGTTACCACGGTAACTTCTACTTCGACGAATTCTTTTGGACGTTCAAGTTTAAGGAGCTGAACAAAGTCGCCTCGGGCATGGCGATGCAGAAACAGTACCGTCGCACTTATTTCAGCACCCCGTCGAGCATGGCCCATGAGGCCTATACGTTCTGGACGGGGGAGCGTTTCAATAAGGGCAAGCCTGCCGCCAACCGTATTTCTGTGGATGTGTCCCACGATGCCCTGCAACAGGGGCGGTTGTGCGAGGACAAGGTATGGCGGCAGATCGTCACGATTCTGGACGCCGAGCAGCGCGGCTGTGACCTGTTTGACCTTGAGGAGCTGCGCCAAGAGTACGACGCCGAAGCCTTCCAGAACCTGCTGATGTGCCAGTTTGTGGATGACGGGGCGAGCATCTTCCCTCTGTCGATGTTGCAGTCGTGCATGGTGGACAGCTGGGTCGAATGGGCCGAGGACTACAAACCGTTGGCGCCGCGACCGTTGGCCGACCGCCAGGTGTGGTTGGGTTATGACCCGGCCGAAACGGGCGATAGTTCCGGTCTGGTGGTCGTGGCACCACCGATGGTGCCAGGCGGTAAGTTCCGGGTTCTTGAGCGGCACCAGTTCCGTGGCATGGACTTCGCGGCGCAGGCCGAGTCAATCCGCTTGGTGACCCAGCGTTACTGGGTGACCTATATCGGCATCGACACAACCGGCATGGGCTCTGGCGTGGCGCAGCTGGTGCGGCAGTTCTTCCCTGGACTGACCACGTTCAGTTATTCGCCAGAGGTGAAGTCGCGCTTGGTGATGAAAGCTTATGACGTGATCCACAAGGGCCGGCTGGAGTTCGATGCCGGGTGGACTGACTTCGCGCAATCACTGATGGCGATCCGCAAAACCATCACCGCCAGCGGCCGGCAGTTCACCTATACCGCCGGACGCAGCGAATCAACCGGCCACGCCGACCTGGCCTGGGCGCTTTTCCATGCACTACACCACGAACCGCTCGAAGGGCAGACGGCTGCCAATACCGGGCGGATGGAGCTTTTTTGATGAGTACAGGTAATGAGGTGGCGGTTGCCACGGAGCAGGCGGTGAGTGAGCACAAGTCGGTGGCGTTCACGTTCGGCGAGCCGGAGTCGGTGTTATCTGCCAGAGAGATATTCGACTCTTTGGAGTGCTGGTTTAACGGGCGTTGGTACGAGCCGCCCTTGTCGCTGGACGGACTGGCTCGGTCGGTGAAGGCCAGCGTTCACCTTGACTCTGGGCTGCGCTTCAAGCGCAACCAACTGACCCGCACGTTCATCCCGCACAAGCTGCTGACCCGCGAGGCGTTCGACCAGTACGCTCAGGACTACCTGGCATTGGGCAACGGGTACGTGGAGGCGCGGCGGTCCTTGCTGGGTACCACTGTAGCGCTCAAGCCTGCGCTGGCGAAGTACATGCGGGTAGGAAAGGACGGGCACTTTTTCCAGGTGCAGGGCTGGAAGAATGAGCATGCGTTTGACCAGGGCAGCGTCTTCCATTTGCGCGAACTGGATCTGCATCAGGAAATTTACGGGTTGCCGGAGTGGCTGTGTGCATTGCAATCGGCGCTGTTGAACCAGTCGGCGACGTTGTTTCGCCGGAAGTACTACGAGAACGGTAGTCATGCCGGTTTCATCCTGTACATGACGGACGCGGCGCAAAACGAGGCCGATATCGACGACCTACGCACGGCTTTGAAAAACTCCAAGGGGCCTGGCAACTTCCGCAACCTGTTTGTGTACGCGCCGAACGGGAAGAAAGAAGGCATTCAGTTGATCCCGGTGAGCGAGGTGTCGGCCAAGGACGAATTCAACTCGATCAAGGATCAGACCCAGGGCGATGTTCTGGCGGCATTGCGGGTTTATCCGCAGCTGATGGGCATCGTGCCGAAAAACGCGGGCGGCTTTGGCTCGCCGAAGGAAGCGGGGGAGGTCTGGGCCACCCTGGAGCTTGAGCCAATTCAGACACGCCTGGCCCTTCTCAATGATTGGGTCGGCGAAGAAGTCGTGCGCTTCAAGCCCTTTGAACTTGGAGCGGGGGAGAAATAAGACCCGCGCAGTACATGAGGCGACGCGCTGGTGTGCTAACGCCCGATCGCAGCAGAGCAGATATGCCCCATGAGGCAGCTCTGTTCTGCCTTACAGCCCAAAACCGATGTGTTTTTCCAGCTGCTTTTTCAGGAACGCTTTGCCTAAAATCGACAGTGTCTCAAGCGTGAAACCGCCTACTTTAGTTACTCCATCCTTGGTCAACTTCCAAATCTTCTCATCTCTGACTGAGTCAACAAAATCATGTCCCGCAGGTGTCAGCGCTCTGAACGAGAATTGGCTGCTTGGGTTCATGCCATGACCACCTGCCCCATCAACCCACCCAGACATCAAGATTTGATCCATATGGTAGTAGACCTCGTTGGCCGAGTAGTCGTCTATTTGTAGGTCTTTGTTCGTGTTGATCATAAATATTGATCCTGCTGGCATCGGCAGGCTTTCAAGCTTAAGCATCAGCTTTCTGATCAGGTCAGGGTCTCGCTTCATACCAACTCCATGTGAAAGGTAATGTCGTTAAGGGACGTCTGAGGTCAAGGCAGTGAGCAACCTGTAAGGCCGTGGTGGGGTAGCAAAAGCACCACTGAGATAGATGAAGATTTGTCTGTCATTAGAATGAAATAACCCACCTAAACATAGCATTTAGCAGGTGTCACGACAACCCTAAAAGGCAGCGAGGCCCAATAAACACAGGGCTTTCAGCGCAGCGAAGCCTTCCAGGCAGCTCCCACCTTGGCAGCACCCTGACTGGCCGGTGCAGGGATGGGGAGTTGGCGTGCCACAATCGGGCCACTGGCGTGCCACACCGGGCAGTGACGTGCTTCAGCGCTCGGCGCGCGCTGTCGTCCCCCCACCTCGCCTGCGGGCTAAATGGGTCGTTTTTTCTGCGCCCCTGCGGACCACTCCCGGCGGCTCAGGCTGGGCGCTTGCTTGGCGTTGTGGGGAGGTTGAAAGCCTGCGGAACCCTTCACCGAGGGGGCATTTCTTCGAAAGGTCTGGAGGCGTTGCTGTGC